ATGACACAAGAAGATCTTGCGTTACCATTTCTTAAAATACTTGGACAACTATCTCCAGAAGTAAACAAAAGAGATGGCAAGTATGTTGAAGGTGCTGAACCTGGAATGATATACAATTCAGTAACAGGTGAAATCTTCAATGGTGATAAAGGTGTTAATATTATACCTTGTTACTACAAATTAGAGTATGTCGAATGGAGAGATAGAGGTAAAGATGGATCTGGTGCGCCAGTAAACATTTATCCTTCTTCTTCAGACATCATGACCAAAACAACTAGAGGATCTGATTTCAAAGATAGATTATCGAACGGTAACTATATTGAAAAGACTGCACAACACTTTGTGATTGTGGCAGGAAATGTTCCTACTACTGCTTTGATTGCCATGAAATCTACACAATTAAAGATTAGTAGAAAATGGAATAGCATGATGCAAAGCATAAAACTCAAAGGAAAGAATGGAATGTTTACTCCAGCTTCTTTCAGTCATCAGTATTTATTGAAGACTACTCAACAATCAAACGATAAAGGAACTTGGTTTGGTTGGGAAGTTAGTAAAGTAGGTCCCGTAGAAAATGCTGATCTTTATCATCAAGCAAAAGGTTTTGCTGAAAGTATCTCTAAAGGAGATGTTGAAGTAAAACATGGTGAAGAACAAACAGCAAGTGATTCTGCACACTACTAATAGAATCCTAGGTTGTGGGCGTGGAAGCGAGAGTGGAAGCGCCCATCAAAAATTCGCATGGAACAAAAATTTATACAGATATTTGACGGTTTAAAAAGAGATTATGGATACGCAGAGGTTAGTAATGGTTACAAAGATTCAACAACAGGTAAATTTAAAGTAAAACACGGTTGGGCAGGTAAACAACTAACATCCACGGATTATCTACAACATCTTAAGGGTGAGAAATCTATTGGCATACAGCCTTGTGATGACAATGGTTTCGTTAGTTTTGGTGCAATTGATATAGACTCCAAAGCTTATCAAGATTTTAGTCCAAGAAAATATTTAGAAATTATAGAAAAGAATAATTTACCTGTTATACCAGTTAAATCAAAAAGTGGTGGACTTCATTTATACATTCATACAAAAGAAAAAGTCAAAGCTAGTTTTTTAAGAAATTTTTTAGACAAACTATTATATACATTAGAATTAAATCCAACAACAGAAATATATCCAAAACAAACGGAACTTGGAACAGGGCCAGATGGTAGTTTTACAAATGGTAATTTTATTAACCTACCATACTATAATAAAAATGAACGAGTTGCATTAAATTTAGATGGCACAGAATTTACTTTTGATCAATATATCAAAGTTGTTGATGCTAATTTAAAAACAGAAAAAGAATTAAATGAATTTATTGATGCACACATTAGTAAAATTCTTACAGGTGGTGCAGAAGAATTTGCAGATGGTCCACCATGTCTGCAAGCAATATCAAAAACAATAGATGATAGTAACAAACTACCCGATGAAAGAGATAGATTCTTATTTAATTACATGGTGTTTTGTAAAAAGAAATACCCAGATCTTTGGGAAAAAAGAGTTTTAGAAGGTGCAAGAAAATATATTTTATATGATGAAGAGTGGGGAGATAAAAAAGTATTAGATAAAATAAAATCTTGGCGTAAACCAACCGCAGGACATTTATGTGATCAAGATCCAATAAGAAATTTTTGTATTAAATCTGAATGTGCAAAAAGACAATTTGGTTATATGTCAGATAAACAAAAGAAGTTTCCGCAGCTGTCCGCTTTAATTAGAATAGATTATCAACCTGAACCAGAATTTAGATTTACTGTAAATTTTAACGATAAACAAGATGGGGAAATGAGTAAACAAGTTGTGGCTAGAGACATAAATTATTTAATGGACATGGAAAAATGTAGAAGACTGATTGGTGCACATACACCTATTGCTCCACCAAGAATAAAACAAGATGAGTTTCAAACTATTATAGAAAATTTAAAAGAAACAGAGACAGTACAACCGCCACCTTTAGGTACTTCTCCTAAAGAATTGTTACATAAATATTTAGAAGAACATATTAATGGTGTACCTGCAGTAAGTGCAACTTCATTTGGTAGTGGATCTATTTTAAAAGAAGATGGATTTGCATATTTTACTATGGATGTTTTTTTTAATTATTTAAAAAATAAAGAATGGAAAATGAAATTTGAAAAGACTGGTAGAATGTTAATAGAAGAATTTAAATCAGAGTTAGGTCATTTAAAAAGATATCCTAAAAAAGATACAGATAAAAAATCACACAATCCAATTCGTTGTGTAAAAATTCCTATGACTTTTTTTGAAAGAGAAGAAGAGGATGCAGAAGAAATGCCAATGCAAGAAAAAGATAATATTCTATGATAAAAAAATTTTACGGTCCTCCAGGTACAGGTAAAACAGAAAAATTAATTAGGAGAGCATTAGCTTATATTAGAATAGGCACACCAATAGAAAGAATAGGGTACTTTGCTTTTACTAAAAAGGCAGCTATTGAAGCTAAAGAAAGAATGTTAAATAAAAATAAACAGTTTCAAAAAAAAGATTTAAAATATTTTCAAACACTGCATTCATTAGCTTTTCATACATTAGGTTTAAAAGAAGAAAATGTTATGCAAGATTATCATTATGATGATTTAGGTAAAATATTAAGCATTAGTGTAAAAGCAAAAAGAGATCTAGACTCTTCACCTTATCTAACTTGTGACAATGAATACTTTCAAATTATAACCAAGGCCAGAGAAAAAGACATAGAAGTTTGGGATGAATATTGTACCGGTGAATATGGTAAAGATATAAGACCTAACATATTAAAACATGTTGCACTTAATTATTTAAAATACAAAAAAAATAATACCTTAATAGATTTTACAGATATGATTCATCAGTTCATACAAAAGAAACATTTATGTCCTCAATTTGATGTAGTATTTATTGATGAAGCTCAAGATCTATCTCCAATACAATGGCAAATGTTTGATATTTTAAAATCAAATACAAAAGATATGTACCTTGCGGGAGATGATGATCAAGCAATCTACGCTTGGGCAGGAGCAGATGTAGATAGATTTATACAAGAACCTGCAACAGAAGTAGTTTTAAAAAAATCAAGAAGGGTGCCAATAAAAGTTCAAGATATATCTAATATTATTGTAAGTAGAATAGAAGGCTTACGAGCAATTAAAGATTATCATCCAAAAAATGAAGAGGGAAATTGCATAACAATTAATAATATAGATAATGTAGATCTCTATAAAGATAACTGGTTAATACTTACTAGAACAATTGATAAATCTATTAAGATTGCAAAAGAACTTAGACTTAAAGGTTTATATTTTGAAAACAAATATATCAAAAGTTTTAATTCAAAATTATATAAAGCAGCTGTTTATTATTCAAGATGGTCTGAGGGACAAGAACTAGATTCTACACAAGTAGATGATGTTGAAGATTATATGTTAGATAATAATTGGAATGAATTGTTACCTTGGTATGAGGCTTTTGATAAAGCTAATAATGAAGAAAAGAATTATATAAGATTATTACTTTCAAATAAAGAAAATTTAAACGAAGAACCCAGAATAAAAATATCTACGATTCATGCAGCAAAAGGTGGTGAATCAGAGAATGTTTTGTTGTTATTAGATAATGCTAGAAAAATAAGAGAAGCTGTGGTAAAAAGTAGTAAAAAAAGAGATGAAGAACATAGAGTATGGTATGTAGGGGTAACACGTAGCAAAAGAAATTTATACTTGATGAGAGCAAAAATAGAAAGGTATGGTTATAATTTATGACAAATAAAGATATGTTTAAGGGAACTACATATGACTCATTAAACAAACAGGTAGATGGGAATCATTATTCTAAAATGAAAATTCAGCCTGCAGAATTTATAAATGAAAACAAATTATTATTTGCTGAGGGCAATGCTATAAAATATATTTGTAGACATCAATCAAAAGGAAAAGAAAAAGATATTCAAAAAGCAATTCATTATCTTGAAATGATATTAGAAAGAGATTATTCGTGAATAAAAAATTAAAAGTTCTTGATTTATTTTCTGGTATAGGTGGCTTTGCATTAGGCTTAGACTCTACAGGAATATTTGAGACTGTA